ATAGTAGAAGGAAAAATTATTACATCTCCAGCATCTAATTTGAAGGTGTTTACTTTTTTTGTTGGGAATATAATTTGAAATTCTCCTCCACCATAATCTTTTGTTGAAGAAAGACTCATAACAATACTCAGTTTTCTAATCATATTGTTTTCAGAATTACTTTCAGAATCCATCATATCAATATGCCAGTTATACCGATTATCTGGAGGATCATATACAGTAAATTGTATACTATCGTTCCAACCAGTAAGATCAAAATTATAATAGTTTATATTTGCTGATTCAATAAAATGTTTTAACATACCAGCAACCCAACAATCTTTAGGAAGCCATGTTTGAGAAGACTTTCTAATTTCAGCCTTTAAAACATTTTTTTTCGTAACAAAAGATGGTTTTAAAATTGAAGGATCATAATATTTTTCAACAATTTTATTACATATATCACCATCCATTTCAGATGGAATATAATAATAATTCAAAAATCCCATTTAAGTTATCAACTTTTAGATTCTTTACGGGCAACTTTTTCTGCAGAAATTTCTTGTCTACGTTCCTTCACCATTTTTGAAATTTCTTGGAGTGCTTTTCTTGCCCTGGTACCAGCAGCATTATTTCCATTTACAAATTTTTCATCCTCAAGTTTCCAAGAAGTAAAAGCTTCTTCCAGTCTTGTAATCGTTTCAGTCATTGAAATTACCTATATTGAAAAAATATTATTATATATGTATTAAATATATACTAATTTTTTAGTATAGTCATATGCATATAATTCACGGTGCCCTTTAATGCCCCATCCTAACCAATAATAGGCAGGAACCATGTATTGAGAAACAGTTTTACCAGCTCCCTCAAACTCGGGAAGGTATCTTTGGAATACAGATTCATTGATCATATATGCAGTTTGCCCCTCAAGTGTAGAAGGATCATATCCATACTTGGCAGAAAACTTACCAAGGTTATTGTAGCGACCTAGGCTGGTCCACTGAATAAGACCATAACCACCACTATGGCACTGGTTATAATTTACCCTAGCTCCTCCTTCACAAATATTAGGATGGAAGTTACTTTCTGATTTAATGTTTCCCAGAATTGTTGCAAGTGCATTACGATCTGTTATTCGGGTTTTTTCTTGAAGTTGTTCAAGAACATATTGTTCGTTATCATTACATTCTGGACATTTCCAAGATTTTTTTACTACTTCAATAGGAATAGATTTTTCTTGATTCACACTTACATCAACATTTTTGTCTGTTGACGCATTACAAGCAGCAGGCGCAATAACTGATAGCGCAATTAGTAAAAATTTTTTCATCGTTTAAATTTTATGTAAATGAACTTCTATACAATGGATATGTAGGAGTACGAGGAGTTGTGTAAAATTTAATATTTTCAAAAAATATATTCATAGTCAATCTCTCTTTTGTACCAAAATGTGGAACTCCATGAAATGAACTACCATCAAACAAAATACATCTATTAAAAAGATTTTGCACTGTAATAGTTTCATTAAACCTATCTCTATGTTTATTCCATATTTCCATTTCATTTGAATCTAATGATTGTTTTTCTCTATATTTTTTACTTTTCAAATCACTAACTTCAGAAGATAATGAATTATATCCAGTAGTCGAATACCAAGATTTTTTTGGGGTGTAAATAGAGGTTCCAATCCCCTCTTCATATTCTTCATCCAAATAAATTACACCACCCATTAAAACATGATCACGATGAATAAATCCCCTATTTTCAGGACTATTCTTTTCATGAGATGGAGTAATATGTTGAAAAGTTAATTGAAGAGTATAATTTTCAATATCATTAATATTATAAAAAAGTGAAAGTATTTTAGCAGCAGTATGTTCAAATAATTCTTTATCGATAGTATGTATTCCCCTGCTTCTAGCACCAGGCCATCTACCATCTTTATTGGGATAAAATTTTGTAGATAACGCAAGTTTTCTTACATCGTGAGGATTATCAAAAAAATCATCAACAACTGTAGTGGGAAATAAAACGTTTGACATAGATTATTTTATTAATCTCCAATATATTCTAGTGAAAAAATTTCATGATCTTCTGTATTTGGATCAAGCCATTCGGAAAATTCTGATTGTAATGCATGTGCATCTTCAATAACTGCAAGAATATCGTCAGTTTCTGTATCACAAAGAGTATGTAAACGATCTACTACCCAGTTATGAGTATGTTCAAGAGTCTGTTCCAAAGTTACCATAGTCTTTACGCATATAACGTCCTAGGATGTTGGAATTATAGTACGCTGGAATACCATTGTCAAGAGATTCACTTAAAACATTATTTAAAAATAATTGTTTTGTTTCTTCAAAATTACAAGTTCCTTTTGTCTTATGTAAAGAAAGAATCTCCCTTTTAAAGAATACTTTATTGTTAACTTCTTTAATATCTTCTTTTAGTTCTGGACATGATCCATAATACCGTTTCCAATCACTCTCTTGTCTAACTTTTCTTTTCTTCCCTGGCGGTGTCCTGAAGGACCAAAAATACTTTCTTCCAATGTATGATCTACCGTTGAGGAGATTGGTAATTTTATAAACAAAACCAAAGTTGTCCCCAATAGAATCGCTATCAAAAGTTCGTTCCAAGTAAGTCCAAGGATTTTCATAGCTCATAGTTTCTAATATTATGAGCTATTATTTATCTTTAACGGGAACAAACCTATTCTAGACAAAAAAAGAGAGGGTGTCAAGCCCTCTCAAAGAATTATGTAAGTTTTGTATCAGTCTTTGGGCATCTTAGCACCAGACTTATGACGGGTTGTGCCTGCGGAATCAACATAAGTTTCTCTTTCTCTTCTAGGAGTTACATAACCAACTCCAGGAACTACACCAGTCTTTCCAGCATCTCTGGCAGCATTTCTTGCTGCTGCTCTTTGTGCTGCTCTCTTACGATTGCGGTCATAAGAGGACATTGCTTCACTCATTTCTGCTTCAACTTCTTCTTTCTTGAGATTTGCCTTACGATACTCAAGGTCAGCACGAGTGCCTCTATCCATCTTACCTTGTGACTTGGGCTTGGTCTTGCCACCTACATCAGGTTGCATACCAGGGTTTGCTGCTTTGACTCTACGACCATGGGTGTATTCAGCACCTGATTGCTTTGAGTCACCAGACACCATCTTACCACCCTGAGAACGGGAATCTGCATACTCTTTATCAGATTGTCCATGCTTACCTTTATAGAGTTCTTGCACTTCTGCTTCCATGATTGCTTCAATCTCCTTCTCAGAGAATTTACCAGATGCTTTGAGTGCTTCAACTTCTTCACTCATACGCTTCACGACCTTCTCAGCCTGGCGCTTAATGAATCCTTTAATACCTTTCTTTGCTTTATCCTTTGCCTTACCAGGAGCACTCTTAACGGCGTCTGCTGCCTTAGAGGCACTGTGCTGTGCCTTACGTCCTGCTCTTCTTACCTCGTCCTTCGCGATAGAACCAGCGATTTGAGCACCTGCCTTAACAGCAGCTGCTTTCTTCTTAGCACTATCTACAGCACCTCCTACTGCCTTCTTAGCGCCGCTCAGTGCTTCTCCTGCCTTTCTCATGCCATATCTTCTTTTAGCACCTACAGGGGCACCAGATGCTCTTCTAGCAGTGGTGTCGTGCCCAAAAGTAACCTTTGCCTCATCAATATAAGCATCGGTTGCTTCCTCTACCAGAGAGTATGCTTCCTCTTCATCATACCCTTCTGTTACAAGTTCCTCTACCAACTCATCAACAACTTCATCGATAAGTTCTTCAGTGATCTCTACTTCGGATGAAGTATATACGGAAGAGTATAAGTTTCTAAGATTGCCGTATTCTTTCTGTGTCAGAGACATTTTTCCTTACAATATGCATATAAAAATATTTATAAAAAAAGAGGGTCCAAAGACCCTCTTTTTTAATCGGGGATATCCCCATATGCTTCATACCCATTATATTCTCCAAATATATAAGAATCAGATTTTGCTGCTTCTCTATACATTTCTAGAGCTTCTCCTGTATTCACACAGTTACATTTACAATTTCCTTTACAGTGAGAACCCTGCGAAGGTGTCTTTAGTAACGTCTTGTTTGATTCCTCCAACGATATAGGA